GGTTATACACCTTTACAAACAACAACATCTCAATATTTTAATACAGCTAGTGTGGCAGAAAGTGCCGCGGCTGGTATTATAACAGATAGATTTAGTATTATTACTGACGTAGTTGAACATGGACTTGATAATGTTCCAGCTCTTGATAGAGCAGGAGTTAGTTCTATTAGATTACAAACTCGAGTACCAACAAATGACTTATTATTAATTACTGATACTACAGTTAATGAAGTCTTGTTTAACTTTACAGATCCAGAAAAAGGTGCTACTGTTAAGTTCCAAACAGACATGAATGCTCTCACTAAAAATGTTGACGATGATTTTCCAAAGTTTTTAGAAAGAACTGGTACAGTTACAACTATCTTTTTAGATGCAAACACAGATACTCCAACATATCATCCTAATGCACTTGTTCAATTAGAAGCAAATAAAGAATTCTTACAAAAAGAAGCTACTGCATGGATTGGTAATAATGTTTCAACAGCTACTACATATCCTTTTGCTAATGCATTGATAGTTGCTAACAAAGAATGGTTGGCTGACGAAGTAATGGCTTGGTTTGATATAACATATCCAGGCGTCCATGATACTGTACAGCATGAAAAATGTGAACGTGATACAAAATATAACATCGATGCAATTGCATATGACATCCTAAATGGAAGCAATTCTAAAACTATTGAGTACGCAAAAAGATATTGGGAAGGTGTAACTTCTAATCTTACTAATTCAGGTGAAGGATTTACAGCTACTACTGAGCAAGAAATATCATATGCTATTGCTGTTAATAATAAATTAAGAGATTTAATTATTAATAATGTACTTACAAATACAATGGCGACAACCGTACAAAGTCCTATTGTAACAGTACAATCTACTAATGCTAATGATGGTGAGACAAAAACACTTGGAAGAGTAACAGATCTAGTTGCAATATTTACTAGTGTTATACAAAGTGGAACATCAGTGTTACCAAATACTATTCCATCTTGGTCTGACTATACTTATAATGGACCAAAATGTGAAAGAGATGTAAAATATCAAATTGACGCTCTTAAGTATGATTTAAAATATGGCGGCAATCTTGAAACTTATAAAAATGCTGAAAAGTATTGGTATGGAGCAACACCGCAAATTGATGGTGATCGTTCACACGAAGTATATACTAAAGAATTTATATTACGATTAATTAATCATTATGTATTTAAAAACATTTTATGGCCTACATTACAAGCAGGTCCAGGGGCTGTCGCTCAGGTTACATGGTATACTGCGGCAGAGTTAGGTACATCAGATAGAACAAGTGAACTATTTAAAGTTGTTAATGATGTTATTACACATGGTACAAGTGTACTGCCTGTTAAAGATGAAAGACAAATATTTTCAGAAACAGATGATCTTCAAATATTTATTGACCAAGGTGAATTAAGAACTAGACCATACGACTTTGGTACTGATGCAATTGAACGTATGAGAGTTTCAAACTCAGTATCTATGCTTGATGCTGACTTTGAGTATGGATTACAACCTACGAAGTGGCAAGCGATTGCTACACAAAGAGGTTATCCATCAATTTATGAAGTACCAGGTACAGATAAACAAGTTAGTTCAGTTGTAACAGACGCTTCAAGTGGAACTGGTGGAATTGGTCAGTCATTAATTACTGTTACTACGATTGGCGCTCATAACTTAGAGTCAGGAACTCCAATTACACTTAAAGCATTAGAAAATTCAGTAGCAGGGGCAAGTAGAGCTGAAGGTTCATTTATTATTTCAACAACACCTACTATTAGTACATTTACATATTTTGCAAAATCAAAAGTTGGTACAGCTAACGGTGAAGTACTTTCAACATTTTATACACAATTACGAGAAGCAGGATTTTATACAGGAGCATCAATTGGTAATCCAACATTTACTATTGAATCACAAGGTGCCGCAGGAGTATTATATAATCCATTAGCGGTATTAAATGGGACAGATAAGATTACATGGACTGGAACACTTCCAGAAGTTGGTTCTCCGATGTTAGTTGAAGCTGGCATGGCTATTGCAATTTATACATACTCGGCGGCAGATGCTTTACGAACAGCAGGAACTTATAATAATATTGTTGGTACATCAGATAGCGTAGTTGCAGACTTAATTGTTCCAACAGTTAATATTGTAATTGACGGGACAGGTGCCGCAGTAGCAACTATTGTTACAGGTGGACGACGTAATGCAGTTAATGATACTATTACAGTTACAGATGCACAATTAGGTAGTGGTGGGGCGGCGGCCTTAACATTCAAAATTCAAACAATAAACAATGGCGCCGGTATTCCAACTGGTGCACAGGTTACATCAGTACAAGGTACTGGTGGAACAATTGCAACACTTCAAACATCGTCAGATGTTGTTATTGGTTCTAACGTAATTCCAGTTACAAATACTGCAGGTGTATTAACTGGTATGGGACTTGATAGAGGTGACGGAACTGCGGTATTTGTAAGTAGTGTTGTTGGAAATAATATTAATTTAGATGGAAATACAACGAACACAATTATTGGTAATAATGTTACTTACACAGCATTATCAGGAACAAATGTTACAGGTGCAGGATTTAGTGGAACATTTGATATTGATAGAGCTAGTGGAAATTATACTGTAACTGTTAACAACGACGGCGATGATTATGAAACTGGAGATGTTATTATAGTTTTAGGTAATTCACTAGGTGGTACTACTCCTGAACATGATTGTAGAATTGAAATTACAGAAGCAGATACTAGCGGAGATATTGTTACTATCAATGCAACAGGAACAGCATTTGATGGAAATGCTAACTATATAGGATTAACAGGTACAAACGCTAATGGTGTTGGACTTGGAGCATTATTTGATATTTCATATACTAATAATGCATATAGTGTTAGTTTAGCACAACCAACTTATAATAATTCTACAGGAACGTTTACAGGTGGTGCTGGTACTGGAGCGTCTCTTGATGTTACTCTAACTAATAATGTTTATGCCATTGCATTAAATGCCGGCGATGCTAGTACAGGATTTATTGTTAATGATTATATTAAAATTGATGGATTAGCTTTAGGTGGAGCTTCTTCAACTAACGATGCGTTAGTTAAAGTTACAGGAGTTAGTGCTGGTGTTATAACGAGTATGACTATTACTGGTGTTGGATCTGATGCAAACGTTACATACACAGATGTTACATATACTACTTCAAGTATTGGTGGTACTACAGCGGCTATTAATATTTCTAGGGTAGGTACAGTTTATAGTGTAGCAGTACCAGGTGGTGGTTCAGGTTATGGAGTAGGTGATACATTAACTGTTTTAGGAACAGCCTTAGGCGGAGCAACACCGGGTAATGATGCAACTGTTACTGTAGCCACAGTTGATCCCGGCGGCGCAGGTACTATGCTAACAGCAACTATTATTGGTACAGCAATTAATACTCAAACATTTAGTAATGTAACTAATGGTGTAAATCAAATAGGTACTAATGGACAATTTAATGTTACTGTAAATTATAATAATACGTATTCAGCTGTACTTGGAGCAGTAGGTGGTGAGACATATAATGTTGATTCACAAGTAGTAATTGCAGGAACCACGTTAGGCGGAGCAACACCAACTAATGATGCAACTGTTACTGTAACTAGTGTAAATGCCGTAGGATTAATTACAGGATTTACTATAGCAGGAACATCAGCTGATGCAACATCTGGATATGTTGTTGGTGACTTATTAAAAATTACAGGATCAACATTAGGTGGTCTTAATACAACTAATGATGCAGAAGTTACGATTAGTTCAGTTACTGGAGGTGTAATTACTGGACTTTCAATTAGTGGTAGTGCCGCAGATGCAACAGCAACTTATTCTGGAGTAGCATATACTACAAATACAGCCAGCGGAACAACAGCAGATTTTACTATAACTAGATTAGATATAGCGTATTCGGCAATTATTAGTACCGCAGGAACGGGTTACTTAACAGGTGAAACATTTACAATTGACGGAGCAAACTTAGGGGGTGGATCTGGTACAAATGATTGTACAATTACAATTGCTACAGTTGGTGGCGGTGGTGAAATTTTAACTATTAATGTAACTGGTACAGCATTAGACCAAGCAAGTTATCCCGGAATTAGCCAGGTAGATGGTCAAGCAGTTATGACAGTTGGTGCAGGTGCTACTTGGAATGTAGTATTAAGTGGTGGCACTTATACACCAACAATTGCTAACGGTGGTACGCTTTATAATGCATCACAAACAATTAAAATTCTTGGTCCACAAGTAGGTGGTGCAAGTCCAACTAATGATGTAGAAATAACTATCCTTAGTGTTAATGCCACAGGCGCAATAGTTACATTTAGTCATAGTGGTACAGCACCTGGTGGTACAGCATCGTATACTGATATTGCCGGAACAAATTTAAATAATATAGGTACTAATGCTACATTTACAATAACACGTTCAACAGGGGTATATAGTACGCCGACAGTAGTTGCTGATGGTGAAAATTATCTTGCAGGAAACAAAATTAAAATTACAGGATCACAACTTGGTGGTGTAGATGCAACTAATGACATTATTATAACAGTTGGTGGAGTAACAACAGACGGAAGTATTACTGCTGTTACAGGATTAGGATCAGGAATTACAGGAACAGTTGTTCAAACTTATTCATCAGTCACTTTATCTGAATCGGTAACACAAGCATTAACGGCACAAAGTACTATTGCTTTTGCGGCGTTGGCTACTGTTAAAATTACATTTGCTACTGCACACGGATTAGTTCCAGGAGATTCATTTATTATTACTGTAGCTAGTGATAGTGGAACGAATAATCATACACTTTGTGAAGGACCATTTTTTGCACAGCAAGTTCCATCATTACTTACATTAAAATATCAATGTAGAGCACCAGGAACAATTGGTGATGTTGACGATATTGTTGCAAACATTTATCCAAGACCCGATTCGTTCTTTGTACATAGACCATATGATGGTGGTGTTATGTTAGGAACAGGTGGACCACAACACGGTGCACAGGCAATTAGACAGAGTAAAAAATATATTAGATACCAGTCTGGTAAAGGTATTATGTATACAACTGGTGCCTTATTTGCACCAAGTTATGATTTGCTTAACGTTACAGCAGAAGCAGTGACAATTGGATCATTTATTACTGTTACTACAGATGATGTAGACCACGGTCTACAAATTGGTGGAGTAATTAGATTACTTGGAATTGAAACTCCAGGGTATAACGGAGATTATACGGTAGCATCTATTGTTTCAGAAAGACAATTTAAAGTTGTTGCTGATTTCAAACTAGGTAACACAACTCCAACATTAAGTCCAAGAGCACAAGTTTCGTTACTTACATGGCACGGTGCAACTGTACGTTCAGGAGCATTTGATGATCAGAACGGTATCTTTATGGAGTATGATGGAGAGAACTTTACTTGTGTACAACGTACTGCAACATTACAATTAGCAGGTACAGTAAGTGTTGCTGTTGATAGTAACTTATGTACAGGAGTTGGAACAAGATTTAGAGATCAACTTAAAGCAGGCGATAGAATTGTTATTAAAGGAATGACCCATGTTGTTTCTAATATTGCAAGTGATACAAGTATGTATCTTACACCTGACTTTCGTGGTGTAACTCCAGCGTCAGCGTGTAAAATATGTTTAGTTAGTGATAAGAAAACTAAACAAAACGAATTTAATAAAGATAAACTTGACGGTACAGGTAGTAGCGGATATATTATTGATGTGTCTAAGATGCAAATGATGGGAATCCAATACAGTTGGTACGGAGCAGGATTTATTGACTATATGTTGCGTGGTGACGATGGTAACTTTATTTTCTTCCATAGAATGAGAAATAGTAATATAAACACAGAAGCATTTATGCGTACTGGTAATATGCCAGTTAGATATGAAATTACTAACGAAGGTCCATCAGGAAAACTAGCGGCAGATATCGATTATGCACAAACTACTATTCCATTAGTAAATGCAAAATATTTTCCATTAGCTGGCACAATTATGATTGACGGTGAGATGATTAATTATACAGGTATTAATGGTGATACATTAACTGGAGCAACAAGGTCAGCACCGATGTCAAACTATGCATCAGGAGCCAACAGAACATATACAGCTGGAGAAGCCGAGGCACATACAGCAAAAACAGGTGTACCACTAATTAGTAATACTATATCACCGATTATATCACACTGGGGATCAGCGTTCTTAACAGACGGTGGCTTTGATAGTGATCGTGGTTACATTTTCTCATACGCATCAACTGGTAACGAAATTACTACAACAAGAAACACGGTGTTTATGCTTAGACTAGCACCAAGTGTATCCAACGCTATTGTTGGTGACTTAGGTGAACGTGAACTACTTAATAGAGCTCAGTTGCTACTTGAAGGTATTGAGGTTACATCAGATACAAGCACAGGCGGTATTGTTATTGAGGGTGTGTTAAACCCACAAAACTATCCACTTGATCCAGGTAACGTTGGTTGGGGCGGATTGTCAGGACTTGCTCAAGGAGGCCAACCTAGCTTTGCACAGGTGGCACCAGGTGGATCTGTTACGTGGAGTACAGGTGCTACACAGGTTATTAGAAATGCAACTACAACGGTGCAGTTGACAGACACAGCAGAAGTATTATATAACAGATATCCAAATAATAGATATCATTACTTTACTCCTGCTTCATGGGATGCCTTAAATAATACTGTTACTACTGGTACACAAGTTATTGCTACTAGTAACCCTGCCGCAGGAACTTCAGACTTTCCAGCAGGAACAACTGTATCTCAGATTTATGATGGGGGTTACTATGTCAGACTTTTTATGAGTAATAGCAACACAGGCTATCTTAGTTCTGGAGAAACAGTTACATTTGCTGTTGGTGGTGAATTAACAAATACTAACTACTTGTACTTTACAAGAACAAGTTGGGAATCAACTCAAGCAGTTGCAGGTACAGAAGTAAGTGATGCTAAATTTCCGGCGGGTACTGCGGTATCAAATGTTCAAGGACCATTAACATTTGGTGGAGTAGAGTATTATAAAGTAACGTTTTCACAAACATCAATTGCAACTGTGACGGCTGGCGCAACTGTAGGTTTCTTATTTGGGCAACCACCGTATGCACAGCCAGGTGAAACTGTATTTTCATTCATTGCAAACCCAGGTAGTCTTGCAAACTTAGATTTATCAGGATTGAAAGAACTAACAAATACTACATTAGGTGGACGAGGAACATATCCAAATGGACCTGATGTATTAGCAATTAATGTTTATAAAACGTCTGGTGCGGCTGTTAACGCGAACTTAATTCTAAGATGGGGTGAAGCACAAGCCTAAGTGTTAAACGCAATCGTTGTACGTATTGTGTCTTTTCCACTTTCTAATACTTCATGTTTTAAGTAAGATGGATACATTAACATTCTTCCTTTAACAGGTTGGTATACATATTCCTGCCAAGAAAACTCTGCATTAGTATCATGTTGTGATTGATATTGTACTAAAGGATTGGGATTTCTAAATTGTAACCCGCCAGCATTTTCATTTGCTCTAACCCAATATACTCCTGAAATACGTCCTACACCATGATCGTGTTCTTTATGAACATCACCTTCTATATAGTCTTGTGTCCAATATGCAAGGTCGTAAAAAGCCGGTATTGAAAATCCTGTATCCTTTCGTTGTGCCGTTCTTATATTATTACTTGTTTGATAATGATCAATACAATTACAAATTATTCTAAAAAGTTCTGGAAGATCGTTAGGTAAATCTACAGCTTTTTTTGGTTCAAAATAATCTGTGGCGTGGGGTGCATTTTCATCAGGTCGTGGAATGTCTTTAATTTTTTTTACTACTATATCTTCCACACGATCTGCTAACGTAGGATCAATGTCGTGTACCAATAAACCAACTGGAAATATCTTTTCTATATGCATATTATACCGGTATATAATAGTTAAGTTTATGACCTACATCATCCATTATTGTTTCTGTAGATTGTATTTGAAAAGCAATTGTAATTCTAGGGAAATCTTCATCCCAATTACTAGTTCTATGCTCAACCCCAACTGAATTTGTAATTACTAATTGATTATTTTTATTATGTACTGACGCAATAATATCTGTAGTATCTCTAAAACGATATTCAGTAACTGAATTAGCATCACAATCGACCCCAAAATATCCATGAAATTGATTATGCTCATTACCGCCCGAACCACCATGTCCGTGCCAAGGTAATACTTCACCTTTATTAGGCCACACGTTTAACCAACCAACAATCCAATACGAAAGTGTTGTGTCATGTTCAATTTCTTGAAATGCTTTAGATATTTCTTTATATAATTCAAAAAATACAGGAAGTGTTGATGTAAAAAGATTATAATGTTTGCTTAATCCGGTAGGTATTGAGGTGCCACCAACTGGTTGTTCAAAACCTCTACATTCTTGTTGTATCTGCGTATTACACAAATAACAAGAATGTTTTAATGCAGAAAGATTTAACTCTAAATTACTTTTGTGTATTTTTAGCATCTTGACTATCTTCTATTGGTTGGCTATCGCCAGGCATAAGTCGATAATTATCTTCTACTGAATCAGGTGTACTAACTTCGGTTATGCTACTTCCATCTTCTAATGCTACTAATTGATGGGGTTGTAAAGGAGGGTTATGCCAAGTGTCGCCTTCTTTTAATTCTTTTTGGTATAGTTGAGCAGTATTAGTGTCAATGTAATTTAACATAAACTTGCCGTTATTTACAAACCAAGTTTCGTCTTTATCTTTATGAAAATGCATAGAAAATTTATTACCTTTTTTAGCGAACACTAAAATTTTACCACAATATTTGTCATTAGTTGCCCAAATAAGTTCGTATCCCCAGCCCTTTTCTACTGTTCCATTTAATTGTGTCATATGATAAAATCCTCTACCGGTTTAAATTTGTACTCTCCAATAGTATTACTTAACTTTTCTATGTTTGCTTTTGTATAATACTGGTATTGTTTTACTAAGTTTTCGGGCATAGGTATTGTATTAATTTCAGCTCCCCATTTTTTAGCTATTAGTTCTGCTATTTGTAAGAAAGTTCTAGTTTGCCCTGTACCAATATTCCAAATATCTGTTGCATCAACTGTTAAAAATTTTTCTAAAATTTGACATACATCACCTACATGAATAAAATCTCTATGTATATTCTCACTATTTTCAAAAACATTTATTTTTTTAGTTTCAATTGCTTGTTCTTTAAACTTATGAAATACACTTTTTTGATCACCTTTATGTTCTTCTCCAGGACCATATACATTAAAAAATCTAAACCCTTGGACATTAACTTGATATTCAGTTATTGACTGAACAAATCTATCAAATAAGTATTTGCTCCAAGCATATGGTGATTGCGGATTTACAGGCGAGTTTTCTTTAAATTCTGTATTACTTCCATATACGCTGGCACTTGAAGCATACATAAAAGTTACTCCAAATGTATCACATAATTCTAACATTTTAATACTAAACTCATAATTTTGCTTTAGGATTTTATCAACATCTTTTTCTGTTGTATCACTAATTGCACCTAAATGAATTACTCTATCGTACTCTTTTGGATCTGGAAATCTTCCATCAATATAATCATACCCTTCTACATCATGGCCTTTATGAACAAGATAAGGGCCTAAATTTTTACCTATAAATCCATTACTTCCTGTAATTAAAATTTTCATAACTGCTCCGGCATTGTAATAGAAATTTTTTTTATTAGTTCTGTTGTTGAATGTCCTTCTATCTTAGGAAATATAACTACCTTTGCTAGATCATTTCCTACAGTTGTTTCTACAGTATAATCTCCGCCTTTTACAATGATATCTGGTTTAACTTTTTCAATAGTATCTATTGGAGTATCTTCATCAAATATTATAACCTCATCTATAAATCCTAATTCTTCTAATGTTTCTTTTCGCTTTATTTCATTGTTAATGGGTCTAGTTTCGCCTTTAAGACGCTTAACACTTTTATCACTATTAATGCCCACCACAAGGCGTTTACCTAGCGTGTGTGCGTGTCTAAGTAGCTTTAAATGACCAGTATGCAGTATATCAAACACCCCATTAGTCCATACAATACCCCTATCTAAATCATCTAATGTTACTGGAACAACTCCACGTTTTTCTACACTACGAGTTGCGGCATAACTGGCAAGTTCACAAGCATAAGGAATACTTAATCCTTTATTATAAGCATAAACTATAACTGCTAAAACTATATCTCCTGCACCTGTAACATCTGAGACTTCTTTTATATCTTCTTTAAAATAATGATATTCACTATCTTTATTTAAAACATGAATACCATTAGAACCGTCAGTTACAACTAACCAAGTCCAATTATGATCACGCATATATTCTAACGCATGAGTTTTATTATACTTGCCATTCCATTCTTCATATTCTTTCATATTAGGTTTTACTAAAAAGGCACCATCATAATAATGTGCATCTTGTTTAGGATCAACAAATAATTTTATATCTGCTGTACCTAATAATTCTTCAACAGTTTCTTCAGTAACAGTTCCTTTATTATAATCACTAATAACAACAATATCATTATTAGACAGACTTTCTGATAATCTTTTTAATGCTTCTTTACCGGTATATTTTGTTTCTCTATCCCAACGTAAAAGATGTTGTCCTGAATCTCCTACAAGTCTTGTTTTAATAGTTGTTCTATATGGCTTATCTAAACTAGATAAATTACTAACTATATCAGTCTTTCCTAATAAGTGAAGTACATGAATTCCTTGCGTATCTTTTCCTACTACTCCATATAATTCTGTATTAACATCTATATTTTTTAAATTAATTGCTAAATTAGCCGCACCACCTAAATTAAATGTTTGGTGGTGTTCGTTTAAAATTAAAACATTAGCTTCAGGAGATACTCTATCAGCTTTACCGTTAATCCAACGGTCTAACATTATATCTCCATACACTTTGATCATTTTTGTTCCATTAGCGATACTAATTTAAAAACTGTTTCTAATTTTGTTAAATTTGATTTATTTTGTAAAGTATTTCGTAAGCCTTGATGTAACGGTTTTGGCCACTTATTAAATCCTACCCAAGCATATCCGTTATGTTCTTCATTTAATTTTGGTATGAATTCTTCTTTTATAACACATAGATATGTATGGAACTTAAACTTTTCGTCACTACTAACAAAAGTTTCTAAAGGAATAGATTTAATTATAGGAGGTGTATTTCCTATTTCTTCTTGTACTTCTCTTTGTAATGCTTGAAATGGGATTTCTTTAGTCTCGTTAGTTCCACCAACAAGTCCCCAAACATTATTTTGTTTACTTTGGGCTCTATGTAAAAATAAAAATCTATTAGTATCTAACGTATAGAAGAGAGCACCACTACATATTATATCAGTCATACTAATAATTATGCTAAAGAGCTAGGCGCCAGGTGCCGATTCGATATGTGCCTTCGAAGCTTAATGTCCATTCTGAACCGTCCCATCTATATTGGATACCGGTATTAAGGTTGGTTGTATATTTAATATCTATTGTAGAGTCTGAACCGTCATTATTACTAGCATTAAATACTATAGTCCAGCTATTTCCGTCCCATTCAACTATATCATTAGCTGATGCAATAAAATCAACTCCAGCTATGCTTTTCCAAGCATCAGGACCATCAGCATTAGTTGTTGCACCAATATCTTCTAACAATAAAATTCTAGTACCACTAACTTTAAGATTTGTTGGATTAGTTCTTGTTGGATCAATAATATAGTCAATTGTACCTTTAGTAACTGCTGGTCCGTCAAATATTGAATTTGTAGGAATAGTATCAACATCCCAGTTTACAATTATTTGAGTTTCGTCTAGAGAGTTTAATGCAAATGTACCAATAACATTTCCAACATCTAATCTATTCAAATAAATTTTGCTTAGTCCTGCTATATACTCTCCAAGCTCTGATTCTAAAACTGTACGCCAATTAATTTCGCCAGCAACTCCATTTTTACCTAATACAACTATATTGTTAGTTACAATAATATCATAGCCTGCCGCAGTAACAACTTCTAATGAAGTAGCACCTTGTCTAGAAGAAACACTTGCTTTAGATTTATCAGCTAGTTGCGGATCATCTGTAGATACATTAGCCAGTGAAGGATCTTCTGCTTTAACATCTTGTGAAGGACTATCATCATATGCTTTAAGTTCAGGAACACTTTGACCTAAATCAATAGTTCCTCTAGTTTCATCGAAAATGCTCATAACAACACTTGTTATAACACCTAATTTTTTAACTTTAGCTGGAGGTGATAACCAAATTGGAGTAGTAAACCCTAACTGTCCTACATCAATTTCAGATTCTGTACCTATAGGAATACTTCTAGTAGAAAATTGAATGTTATCTAAATTTACTACACTTAAACTTGTCCAATCAACATAGTTATCAGTTGTTTGTATTTCTAAACTAGGATTAAACAATGTTAATATCTGTTCTATTATTTGTAATTTTTGCTCTGTATTAGTTGACCAAATATCACAATTAATACCTAGCGTAAATGGTGTTGGTGCTAGTCTTTCTACAGTATAATTTTGTCCTTGTGTATTTAAATATTCTTTACCTGTACTATCGTAAGCTCTTTCACGCAAATGTATTTTACCTACAAAAGAAGCATCAAATGTTCTTTGTCTATCCATTTCTAATGTGGTTATATAAATGCTTATTCTTGGAGCACTAGGTATTTTGTTTTCACTATTATCACGTATAATATGACCAACTTGACGTGTGATATCGCCGTACATCACAGGTATTTGTGTTAAGTTACCTTTACCGTCTTTATAAGAGAAGTTACTAAACAACCTTGTAAGTTGCGTAATATAACGTCTTATCTGAGCATCGTAAAAATGTTGCATTAATTATCTGCCTTTGGTTTAAGTGCCTTGGATAGAGGTTGACGTTCTTTAACAGTTTCACTTCCAATTGTTGATGTTTTAGTATTATTAATAAATTGAGTTTTATGTGTATTTCTCGTATCTGTATTAGTCATTGTCATACGTACTGCATCTTCCATCTTAACCCACCTTTTCGAATCATACCTAAATAATCTATTAGGTAAAAAGTCTGTTCGTAAAAAATAATCGCCTTTAATACTAGTTGTTGGAAAACCAATACCATGTCCAAATGCTTCACCGTTAGGAGCAATACCATCTCCAAGTAAGTAACCATCATACCCACTTCGTTCTGGTGTTTGGTTAACTCTATCAGCTAATAGTCCGGCTTGACTTGCATCTAATGTATTAATATCAGTAGTAACAAGTTCTGGTTTACCTTTGTCATCTACTTGTAATGTAAATAAATTCGTTGTATCATACCCTGACTTAGGTGCATCAGCTTCTGCTTGTTGAACAACAGCATTATTAATTTGCATTTCTTGTTCATATGTAGAAAGTACATCTCTAAGTGTTTGAGCTGATCCTTCTTCAGCAGGTAAATCTAATATCTCTTTAAACTCTTGGCTATCAACAATCTGTTTTAATTTAACTCTATATAAATGTGGAAACCAAGTTTGACTAAAGCCTTCTGCGGCTCTATTTACATCTTCTACTACATAAAACCGTTTAAGTGCTACACTATAATCATTAAGTGCATGTGGATCTTTTAAGTGTGGAAATTCTATTACATCACCTGACATAATTTTTCTACCTAATGTCTGCACACTATCATTAATATGTATAGTCATCATTAAGGTATCGTTTTGTAAGAATAATCCAAATTGACTCATATCAAAGTCAACATCTTGTACGTTATAAATTCCTCGAATTTCATAGATACTAGGATCATACTTTCTATCCCTATTTTCAAGGAATAGCATATCCTGAATATTTGTTTCTTTTACAGCATCATACCGTGGTTTATCAGCCGTGGCATCAGCTTCGTCAGGATTTTGTGGTCCTAAATATTTGTGTATAAAAACGTCAGTACCGCCAACAGTGAACATCTCACTAATGTGCCTATCAAGAAATTGATAATCAGCACCGCGTTCAGGTTTATATATAGATAACTTAGGCATCGTAATAGTATTTATTCGATGGCGGTTCCCGATAAATACTAATGGAGACTAACAAATATGGCTGATTTAACAACACAAAAACAAGAAGTATTTGATTATGTAAACCTATCATTAGGTGGGGGCATGGTCGATGTTGAACTTGATCCTGCACATTACGAAGAAGCTCTTAAAAAAGCCTTTGCTAAATTTAGACAACGCTCTGATAATTCAGTTGAAGAATCGTATATGTTTATGCCAACTATTGTTGATCAGAATACCTACATATTACCACAAGAAGTTGTTGAAGTTAGAAAGTTATTCAGACGTTCAATAGGATCACGTACTGGTGGCGGTGATGGTGGTACATTATTTGAACCATTTAATATGGCTTATACTAACACTTATCTTTTAGCAAGTACAAATATGGGCGGATTAGCAACATATGAGTTATTCTCACAATATCAAGAACTTGTTGGAAGAATGTTTGGTAGTTTTATAGAATTTAAATGGAATACTACGACTAAAGAATTAACACTTCTACAGAGGCCCCGTGCTGAAGAAGACTTACTATTATACTGTTATAACTATCGCCCAGATAGCCAATTATTAACAGATTATCTAGCTGTACAATGGCTTAAAGATTATACACTTGCAACGTGTAAATATATGCTTGGTGAAGCTAGGAGCAAATTTGCCACAGTAGCTGGTCCACAAGGTGGTACATCACTTAATGGTGATGCTTTAAAACAAGAAGCCTTAGGCGAAATGGAAAAACTTGACGAAGAACTCAAAACTCAAGTTGCAGGCGGCCAAGGTTATGGCTTCTCAATTGGTTAAAAAACACTTGACAAACAGATAAATTTCTTATATAATAATACTTTATATATGAGGAATATTCAAATGGTAATTGGAATTTGTGGACTTATTAGTTCCGGCAAAGATACAATAGCAGATTATTTAATTAAAAATCACACCTTTCATAAAATCTCATTTGCAGATAAGCTAAAAGATAGTGTATCAGCAATGTTTAGTTGGAACCGTGAATTACTTGATGGTAAAACTAATGAAAGTCGTGAATGGCGTGAAAAAGTAGATACATACTGGACTAGCGAAACAGGTCGTACAATTACACCAAGACTAGTATTACAAGAATTTGGTACAGAATGTATGCGTAACGGATTTTATGATGGTATATGGGTTAGTTTAACTAAAAAGAAAATTATAGAAAATCCGCACATGAATTTTGTCTTACCTGATACACGTTTTCCAAATGAAGCAAAAATGCTATATGAAATTGGTGGTGAAGTTTGGCGTGTAAAACGTGGTAATGATCCAGCTTGGTTTAGTGAATATCAAGAACTAGGTGTAGAACCTACTGATGTACACCCTAGTGAATGGGCATGGGCACAAACTAAATTTAAACATATTATTAATAATGATGGTACTATTACTGAACTTAAAGATCAGGTACGAGATCTCCTTGCTTCCAAGTAACACCTTCTTTATATAAAATCTTACTACAATTTGCACAAACAGTTTTTAAGTTTGACGTACGAACATTGTTAAGGTTTCCATCTATATAGTAAACATGAAATTGTTCTTTATGCTTACTTTTAAATCCACACTTATCGCAAATACTTTTCTGTTTATATCCAGCATGAACCCACTTAGGTAATCCAGGCTCTGTACTTCCACGTTTAGAACAAGTTTCACAACGGCTTCTATAATAAGGAACACCTTCCTTATAATAATTAATTGCTACCGGCTTTTTACCGCATTTGCATAGGGGTCTCATAGTAGTATTTATACCTCCCCTTTTCGTACCCCTTTTGTATCATATTTTTGCGGTGTATTCCGTACCGTTTTTTGGCAATTCATATAAATACTTGTAACATGCTCAACGGGAGAACATAAAATGGCTAATTTAGTATCACCAGGAGTACAGGTTCAAGTAATAGACGAAAGTTTCTATACACCAGCTGAACCGGGTACAGTACCAATGATATTCTTTGTATCTGCACAAGATAAGAAAAATGGTGCAGGAACAGGAACAGCCGCGGGTACAACGGCGGCAAAAGCAGGCGAACCATACTTGCTTACATCACAAAGAGAATTAACAGAAACATTTGGAGATCCAAGTTTCTATACAGACACAAATAACAATCCAATTAATGGTAGCGAATTAAACGAATATGGTTTACAAGCGGCTTACTCATACTTAGGTGTAAGCAACAGAGCTTATGTAACTAGAGCTAGTCTAAACACTACAGAACTACTTGCATCAGCTACAGCGCCTGCGGCTAACCCTGCAGATGGTACATATTGGTTTGATACAGGAAATACACTATGGGGTATTTTTGAATGGAATTCAAATGCGGCTACTGTTACTGGTGGACAGAGCTTTACAAATAAAGTTCCAACTGTAATTACAGATAACACAAAATTAGTAGGCAATTCAGCAACTGGTGTACCTAAGACTTCCGTTGGTCAAGTAGGTGACTATGTAGCCGTTGCAACTACTACTTTAGAAAAAATATATTATAAAAATGCTTCCGGAACTTGGGTACAAGTTGGATCTGATGCATGGATGGCTTCAAACGCAACTGTAACAGGTACGCAAAGCAATCCAAGTATTACTAACGGTAATACAATAAGCATTAATGGAACTGTAGTTACATCAGGTGGAACTGCATTAAGTAATGTTGAAGTAGCAATTAATGCCGCAGGTATTGCCGGCGTAACTTCAGCTGTAGTTGATGGTAAATTAGAAATTTACGCAAACAGTACATCTGCAAGTGACGGATCAACTGCTGATGGTAAAATTGCATTAGCGTTAGGTGGCGGAACATTACTAGCAGAGATCGGACTAACGGCGGCAACAACCGCGGCACCGGCACTGACTATTTCAGCACATACTAGTGTACCAGAGTTTAAAGTAAGTGACACAGTACCAAGACCATCAGGGTCAATTTGGATTAAAACTACACAACCTAATGTAGGTGCACGTTTTAGAGTTAAAAGATTTAACGCAACAACGGCACTTTGGGAAGATATTGTAGCTCCAATGTATGCAACAAACCAGTCAGCTTTATACAACTTAGATAAAACTGGTGGCGGAGCAAACTTGGCACAGGGTGTTTTATATGTAAATTATAATAATGCAGAAGTAACTGATAATATTGCAGACTTTAAAATTTACAGACGTAGTACTACAGGATCTACTAGAATTGTAAGTGATATTATTACAACACAGCTTACAGCCGCAACTTATGGATTTAATATCCAAGAAACAAAAGTAGCAGTAGAGGCTTTAGCGGCTGATGTAACTATGAGTGTAACTACAACTGGTGCATCAACTGATGCAGATTTAGTTGCAGGAGCAATTAACTCAGGTGGTTTTACTAACATTGTTGCTTCAGTAGATGCTTCAAATAGAATTGTTATTGAACATAATGATGGTGGCGACTTCCGTATTAAAGATACTAATACAGTATTAGCATTGGCAGGATTTGCCGCTTATGTTGATGCTAACTCAGGAACACCTAACTTGTATACAAAACCAACTAGCGACACTACACATGATTTTGTTGCAAGTAACTGGCAAGTATTAACTCAAACATCAAGCACAGATGCTCCAACTGCCTTAACAGTAGATGGACGTATTTGGTACAGCTCAATTGTTGACGAAGTTGATATGCTGATACACAATGGTACTACTTGGGTAGGCTATCAAGATTCAACTAGCCCATTTTACGCAGTAGCTTCTGGAGATAAAACAGATCCAGCAGGTCCGATTGTAACGGCTACAGAGCCAACTTTACAATCAGATGGAACTGCACTTAAAAATGGTGATCTTTGGATTTCAACAGCAGACACAGAAGCATATCCTAAGATTTACAAATACAATGGCACAACATTAAAATTTGTACTTCTTGATAATGGCGATCAAAGTACTGAAGACGGAGTTCTTTTTGCAGATGCACGTTATAATACATCAGGTGCTAATTCAGACAAAGACGGAACTATTGCGGCACTATTAGTAAGTAACTTTATTGACATTGACGCTCCAGATCCAGCACTTTATCCAAAAGGTATGTTACTTTGGAATCTACGTAGAAGCGGATTTAATGTTAAGAAATTTGTTCGTAACCATGTTAACACGGCTACTGACAACATTAGATTTGGCGACGAATCACAAGATGCCTACTATGCACACCGTTGGGTTACTGAATCAGGTAACCAAACAAACGGAGCAGGTAGTTTCGGACGTAAAGCTCAACGTAAAGTTGTTGTACAGGCATTACAAGCATTAGTAAATAGCAACCAGAAAATTAGAGATGATGAATCAAGACTGTTTAACTTAATGGCTTGTCCGGCTTATCCAGAACTAATTGGTGAAATGGTTACATTAAACTATGATAGAAGCCTAAGTGCTTTTGTTGTAGGAGATAGTCCATTTAGATTAACCCCGGATGCTACTTCACTTAATAACTGGGGTAAAAATGTTAACTTAGCAACTGAAGACAACGATGACGGACTTGTTACAAGTGATGAGTACTTAGGCGTGTTTTATCCAAGTTTATTTACAAGTGATAATGCAGGTAACAACGTAGTTGTTCCACCAAGTCATGGTATACTAAGAACTATAGCATTAAGCGATAGTGTTTCGTTTCCATGGTTTGCACCAGCAGGTACAAGACGTGGCGGAATTACAAACGCTAGTTCGGCGGGATACATTGATAGCGAAGGCGAATTTGTAAGTACTGCACTTAATGAAGGTCAAAGGGATACATTGTATAGTAATGCAGTTAACCCAATTACATTCTTAACAGGTGCAGGTTTAGTTAACTACGGACAAAAAACTAGAGCCAAAAATGCTAGTGCGTTAGATAGAATTAACGTTGCTAGACTAGTAATTTACTTACGTGGACAACTTAAAAAACTTGCTAAACCTTATATCTTTGAACCAAATGATAAAATTACACGAGACGAAATTAAGGCACAAGCAGATAGTTTGTTACTTGAGTTAGTTGGTCAAAGAGCACTTTATGATTTCCTAGTTGTATGTGATGAATCAAACAACACACCAAGTAGAATTGATCGTAATGAGCTTTATTTAGATATAGCTATAGAACCAGTAAAAGCTGTGGAGTTTATTTACATTCCATTAAGACTTAAAAATACTGGTGAAATTGCAGGGCTCTAAGATGATAAATATTACTAACGAGGAGATATTATAATGAGCATTTCAACACTATCAAAACTTACAGTACCTTTGGATACTAGCTCTTCAGCAAGTAACCAAGGACTGTTGATGCCAAAACTCCAATATCGCTTTAGGGTGACATTAGAAAATTTTGGAGTTGCAGGCACACCTACATCAGAACTAACAAAACAAGTTGTTGATGTAACAAGACCTAACGTGTCTTTTGAACAAATTACTGTAGACGTATACAACTCACGTGTATTTCTAGCAGGAAAACATACATGGGAACCAATTACACTTAACTTACGTGAAGACGTTTCGAACAATGTACAAAAATTAGTTGGTAGCCAACTACAGAAACAATTTGATTTCTTTGAACAATCAAGTGCGGCATCAGGACAAGATTACAAATTTGTAACTAAAATTGAAATCTTAGACGGTGGTAACGGTGCGAATGCAGTTGGTATTCTTGAAACTTTTGAACTTTATGGTTGTTACCTAGAAAGTGCTAACTATAATACATTAGCATATAGTACAAACGATCCAGTAACCGTAGCGTTATCTATTAGATACGATAATGCAATACAAACACCACAAGGTACTGGTATTGGTACAGCAGTTGGTAGAGCATTAGGTACACAAGCTACTGGCGGCGCATCACAATAAGTATTACAAGTATAATATTTCCTAGTTAAATTAAGAAGGGGCTTTAATCGGCCCCTTTTTTCTTGACAAAAACCCCACATTTCCTTTTAGATAAATAATAGTATGGCATCAAGAAACTCATTTATATCTAATGTAGCTCAAGGATTTTTAAATCCTAAAGGCTCTGTAGGCGACTGGCATCACGCTAGGGCGTTATACACTGACGACAGTTTTAGGCTTGCTCCTAAACATAAATTTTTATATCACGTAGTGTTTAATCTTAATGCAACCGCTGTTAAGATACTTCCGCAATTAAAAACACAAGAAATTAATATGTTAGTTAAGGCTGTTGATTTACCTAAGTATAATATAAGTACTTCCTTAAAACATCAATATAATAGAAAACGTAACTTACAAACAAGATTAGATTACGATCCTAT